AGTCTTTAGATGAGGGTCTTCGCTCTGCAGTTAAGAGACTCCTTGGTAAGAAGGAAGCTCCTGCTGAGAAGAAACCTGAGAGCAGAGGCGAACAACTGCGTAAGAAGTATAACGTTGGTCCTGAAAAGTCTGACACTTCTGCCAAGAGACAGATCCTTGACCGCACTCGTGCTAAGAAAGAAAGAGATCAGAAGGAGTATGGTGGTTCTCACTACTCCAAGTCTGTTGCTAAGAAGTCTGCAGATGCACATGACCGTTACCTGAGAGCAGGTTACAGCAAGTATGGTGCTGATGACCGCCGTGGTAGTGGTAACAAAGCACGCAAGAGAGCAGAAGCACTTAAGAAAGAATCCTTCTCTGATTGGAGAAGTGAAATTGGTTTAAGTGAAGAAGCTTCTGATCGCAACAAAGATGAACGTCTGATGCGCGGCGGTGTGGATGGAAACACCAACTACCGTAAATCTCCTGCCAGGAAACTGAGCAACGCCGAGTTGGGTATCAAACCAGGTAAAACTGCAGTTCAAAAGGAACTGGAGAAGAAACATGGTAAAGGCGCCACCGCCATGGACATTGTAAAATCTGAGATTCGCGCCAAGTACGGCAAAAAATCAATCAAAGATTGACATAGGTCCACTGGACCAGTACAATAACTCTGCTAGGGTTCAAGGGACACTCCTATATACCTTAGTAGAGTTCTTTTTTGTCTATTGAGTGATGTTGAAAAAAATAAGGATTCCAAATCTGGGGATTCGAAAGGCTCTGAGTGTTCCTACGATAACCCTTGGATGTACCTTGGTAGGCACTTTGAGTCTGATGACATTGGCGACTACTACGGTTTTGTCTATGAGATCACCAACACCCTCAACGGTCGTAGGTATATCGGAAGAAAGTATTTCTGGCAAAAACGAAAGCCTAGAGATAAGGGTGATGGTAAAAGGCGAACGAGAATTACTTCTGAAAGTAACTGGAAAAAGTACTATGGTAGTTGTCCTGAGCTTGATCGAGATGTTAAACGGTTCGGTAGAGATGTATTTGCCAGAAGAATCATCTCCCTCCACGGAACTATAGGTAAAGTTAATTACGAAGAGACCCGTCAATTGTTTCTAAATAATGTTTTGACGGAAGCCCTTGACAACGGGGAACCAGCCTATTACAATAGTAACGTTCTCAGCCGATATTTCAGGAAGGATTACTTCAATGGAAAATCTCAGTGTCAAGAGTCCGAATAATGCATTTGCCGACCAACTGGTTGATAAACTGCATGAGCTTGCAGAAGAAGATCGTCTAGAGGATGCTGTAATATTTTACAGTGAATTCAAAGAATATCTGCTGGATAGAGGTGCAACCTTTGTAGAAATTGACTGAGGGTTGACATATATCTAAATACGTTGTACTCTTGTAGTGCGTAGAGTCGTGCTCGTTTTTTTGCGAGGCCACGAATGTAGAGTTCTATTGATTTAATGCTTAAAAAAATTCTGCCATTATCTTTGGCATCCATTGCAACTGCAGCATGTGCTTACCCATCGATCAGCGAAATCTCAGCACCACCAGAAATCGCTTCGCTGGACGTAAAAGTTGATCACGGGAAAGCAATTCCAATCGAAGTGGTAGAAAAAAAATGGAAGTGTCCTGGATGTAATTCAAACGAACAGTTTGTTCTAAAGAAACTCCAAGAAAGCACAAATATTTCTGATCGTAATGCCCTTGCTACAATCATGGGCAATATCAAATCAGAATCTGGTTTCCGTCCTAACGTATGTGAAGGTGGTGCCCTTGTTCCTTACCATCAGTGCCTTCGTGGCGGGTATGGTTTGATTCAATGGACTACCCAAGCACGTTACAGTGGTCTTGGTAAGTTCTGTAAGAAGTATGGATGCAATCCATCTTCCCTTGAAGGACAAACCCGTTATATGATCAACGAAGTACACTTTCAAAAAGTGTTGCCAGAGTTCGAAGGTCACGGGTATAATATTCATCAATACATGGTTCCTGCCTACTATTGGTTGGGATGGGGTATTAAAGGGTATCGTGAAAGATATTCTCATCAATACGCCAAAAAACTTGTATGGGCCTAGTGCCCTTTTATGACTCAATAGCTCAGCTGGATAGAGCAACTGCCTTCTAAGCAGTCGGTCGTAGGTTCGAATCCTACTTGAGTCGCCTCGCGGAGTTAGTTCAGCGGTAGAACGCTATCCTTCCAAGTTAGATGTCGTCGGTTCGATTCCGATACTCCGCTCTTAGACAATACGATACTGTGTAAATAGTAACGTGTGGGTTATCGCATGACAAAGTTAAAAGTAGAACAGGCATATCGTTACTACGTTATAACGGAGACCATGGGAAACAATACGGCCAGGGCAAAGATACCTGTCAGAGTTTACTATATAAACCACATTCCTTTTACTTTTGATCAATTGACGGAACTTGAATTAAATGATCCAATGATTCTTGAAGAGTGTGCATCAAATTCGGATATTGACGAAAAGTATATGTATCAATGTTCGGACTATTTGATTGCAGAAGAGGCTCATCCTTGTCTTTTTGAAGTGGAAGTGGAGAATCCTCAAGATTTGCCTGTAGATAGTTAGGAGATTTTATGGTTAAGGTCAAGGCGTATAAAGATTTCATCACTGAATCTGAACGCGATGAACTAAACGAGTGGACCCTCTCAAATTTTGAGAGGGATATTTTTATGGATCCTCGTATGGATTCTAATGGACTGGATAAAACAAAACTTACGACTCGTTTTGCCACTCCTTTAGTTATTCCTGATACTGGGCAAGTCATCTGTTCAAATTGTGAATTTGATTATCCGCCTACGGCATATTGGATTCAAGACAGAATCTTAAGAACATTTGAAATCGAAGAGTATGGGTTTGCCCCCGTTGGTAGGGATGGTATAATAACAGAGATAAGTTTCGAAGGAGGAACAGTCCATCCACACATAGATCCTGTATGGATGGAAGACACGGTAACAGTGCATTTCAATGTAATTTCACAAAAACCAGACTCTGGCGGTGTAACAATCATCGATCAAGAACCTTGGGAAGTGGAAGATACCGATCTTCTTTCTTATATTGTTTCTGATGCCGAACATCGAGTTGATGAAATAAAAGGAAAGAAACATAGAATTCTATGGGTCTTTGCATTCATGCTTAAATACAATGATGCAAAAAGAATTTTTGATTATGACCCTAGAAAGGCCCAATAGAATCAGTGAAAGTAATTGGAATGATGGCACCAAAGGTGGTTTCATACGAGCAATCGTAAAAGACTTCCCCGCATTCAGAACGGCTGAAAAACCTAATGAATGGGAAAAAGGTTATCATTGTGTCATTGACACTCTTTGGCAAATTGCAACTGAATTTGATTTACTAGATAAAAAAAATGACATCGACTAATCCCCGCAGTAGTGATTTCTCCTACAAGAAGTATTCTCTTGAACAACTTGATAACTGGGTGAATGATTCCCTAAACTGTGATGATCTTACGCCACAAGACATCTATGACACTATTGTAAAGTGCGTGGATGAGAGTCTAGTGTATCACAAGAAGTATTACACTAAGACCGTAGAACTTCTTTCCCTTCTGAAGGGTGATTTTGACTATGATGCAGCAGGTGGAAAGTTCCCTAGAACAACTCAAAAAGATTGGGTTGATTTCTGGGAAGAAACCTATTATCCAGAAGAGCACAAACAGTACACTGAAGAAGAAATGAATGCAATGTGCGATGCTGCTGAGGATAAAGAGAAGTGTCGTGAGTATAACCTGCGTGAGGCAGAATACTATAACAAACGAGCTCAACTTGATGCTGACTATGAGGCAATCAAAGCCGCTGGTGGTTACGAATACACTCCCTTGCCCTAGTGGTGGGTAGTATACTATAATTAAAGGGTATTCCTCCTTAGCTCAGCGGTAGAGCGAACGACTGTTAATCGTTTGGTCCCAGGTTCGAATCCTGGAGGGGGAGTCGGGTAGGTGTCCGAGTGGTTAATGGAGGTGGACTGTAAATCCACTGGCTCTGCCTACGGGGGTTCAAATCCCTCCCTGCCCACCTTGGAGAGTTGGCCGAGTGGACGATGGCGCAGCACTGGAAATGCTGTAAGGGGGTAACCCCTTCGAGAGTTCGAATCTCTCACTCTCCGTTGACATATTTTTCTATACTATAGTATAATATGTCTAAACCAGGGAGATTAACTCAGCGGTAGAGTGGTTGCCTTACAAGCAATAAGTCACTGGTTCGAATCCAGTATTTCCCATATATAAGTTATGACTGTACCTTTTTTTATTGAAGAACCAATCACCTGGAAGAAGATTCAGGTCCCCTACGATATCGTTCGGTATTGTGATGCTTTCACTCTTGATGCCGATAGAGAAGATCTTCGATATATAGATTGTGTATGGATGCACATGGGTTACTATGGTGTACCTAAACATGTGATGAAAGCAGTACGAGACGAATGGAATCCGCCAGTTGTTCCTGTATTTGAATGATGTCCCATAATCACAACTATGAACCTATGCCTGCCTGGGTTGCCTGGGCAGGTGTAGGATTGATGATGTTCACCGTCATCATCTTTGTTGTGTTTACTCTTAGTGTAATGTACTTTGGATAACATGGAGCACTTATTTGTTTTTGCATTTGCTCTGTTGTTGACTACAGCAATGGAAGCAACTTTTCCCGTTAAGAAACCTAAATGATGAACCACGCTGACCACTCAACCTTTGAACACCTTATTCATATGTTTCTTTGCTGTCTTGCTGGTCTAGGTATCGGCACCCTAGCAGTCTGGGGATATCAAAAAATTAAAGAATCTAAGAATCACAACCCGTGATACATACGCATCGATCTAAAAAACTTAATAGGATAATGAGATGCAAAAAGTACGATGCAAAGAATGTAACCAAGAGTTTAATGTAACCACTAAATTTTTTTGTTGTGGTTGCCCAAACATGATGACCGTAAATGAAGACAAGGTTTCCGCCAACGATCTGAGTAAAGTTGTATGGAGTAAATCTAAAAACATTATAAAAAATGATGGTATCCTGACAAAAGATGACCTAAAATACCAGGAAGAACGGCGTAAACGCAAAGTTCGAAAACTCAACTTTGAAATCAGATGATCAACCTCCATCAACGTTACAACCACTATCTGAACACTGGATTGATCCTTAACGATCATGACATTAATGAAAGGATTATTGCCTACGGATGGAACGATGATGGTAAAGACATTGTTGGATTCTATGTCTTGACAGAAACCAAAGAGTTGTCTTATACTAAAGATGGTTCACTTATCGGTATTGAAAACCGTAAAGTGAGTCAAAAAACTTATGCTGCGTAAAGGCATATATACTCCTATAGTTTGCGTTATTAATTTTTAACAATGATCAGGCCCACTTTTCAAACAAGAGTTGTTCCCAACCACCTTTCTTTCCAGTATAGAGAAGATGGTGAGTGGGTAACTAAAACAGCCCAAGATCTCTTTGCTGGCAAAAAAGTAATTGTGTTTGCACTCCCAGGTGCATTTACTCCTACCTGTTCTTCCTTCCAACTTCCTGGATTCGAAAAGAACTTTGCCAAACTTAAGAAGGCTGCAAACTTGGATGATATTTATTGTCTGAGTGTTAATGACGCTTTCGTTATGGATGCTTGGTTCAAAGACCAAAAGATCAAAAAAGTAAAACATATTCCTGATGGGAATCTGGATTGGACTCGTTGGGCAGATATGCTTGTAAGTAAAGTCAATCTTGGTTTTGGACTTAGGTCCTGGCGATATGCGGTTATCATTGATGATATGGTAACCTCTCAGTGGTTTATTGAAGATGGAAAAACGGATCGTGCCGAAGATGATCCTTACGAAGCCTCTTCTCCCGAAAATATTCTAGAGTATCTCGGATCATAAATGAAACACCTCATCACTCCGCTGATGAATTTGGTTCATGCACATCCCGCAGCATTTGGTACTGTTGCGGGTGTGTCCCTTCTTTTCCCGTTTGCTTTCTTTATCTGGGACAGTGCAAAACACCCAGAAAAATATAAAGAACATTGACGGAATGTAGCTCAGCTTGGTAGAGCACTCGCTTTGGGAGCGAGGGGCCGTAGGTTCGAATCCTATCATTCCGATTTCCTAATCTTTTTCGATGGAAAAAATTACTCTCGAATACTTGGAATCGAATTTTGAGAACATCATGGACAGGTGTGAACAGGGACAATCCTTCCACATCATGACACCTGATGGGAAGGACGTGGTGTTGGTGCCTCAAAGTGAGGTTCTTGCACCACTAATTAGTCAAGGCATTGTTCATCCTTATGAACTGGAACAAAGTGCCAATCATGATGATGGTGATGATTATGACTGGTCAATGTACACGGATCACATGGAGGGGTCTTGACTTAAACGACCTCTCACCCTATAATACTTCAGTAAACATTCAAGGAAAATGTCCGTCACAACTAAGTTCAAGAAAGACATCGAAACTCTTCGTCTCGCTGCAAGTGGTGAAATCTATCTTGACGTAAAGAATCCGAAACTTTACAAAAAGGTTGTTCGTTATTATCAAAACGAAGGCATCGAATTCTCTGGTGAACCTTTAGATGATTATGAAATCTTCATGGACTGTCTCGCACAAGATTTTCAAACCACTGAGGTTGCATGAAAATCATTCATGAACGTTTCCCGTATCGTTATGTTGAATGTGGAACTCTAGACAATGGGTTCCCCGACTACCGTATTCAAAAGGCCGATAGTTGGACTAAACGTTATAAAGACATGTATCTTCTAGACAATCAGATGCAACTTCTGACTGCCATGGAAGACTTTGAATATACTAAGTGGCTCGACCCCGATCGAGTTCCTTGTTACATCAAAGAAGAGTCGGTATCCTCTCAAAACTAGCCCTGGTGGAGCCAATGGCAGATTTACATTTACTTTTTCCTACTCCAGTATACGAAAGTACTCTTGATATTCGTCCAAAAGAACTCTATAAGATTATCAGTCTTATGGAAAAACAAGATTGGAGAGAAGATCAAGATCATTTTGGTAAACCAAATGGAGCAGTGACTAAGCCTAAAAATCTTCTTCTTGAAGAGGGTTTTGAAGATCTTAGAAATCTCATTCAAATTGAGATGGAAAAGTATGTGTATGGTCTTCTGAACGTAGACAAAGATGCCCATGGGTTAGTATGTGTTACTGCTTGGGGCAATAGATATAATATGGGTGATTGGGCAGCAAAACACTATCATTCAAATGCAATGTTTAGTGGTGTGTTTTATCCCAAGTGCGTTGAGGAGGGTGGTGAGTTTCATGCCACCCGATCTGGGCCTAGTTGGTGTACTTATGATTGGGAGATTAACACTACCGATGTTACTCCCCTAAATTCTCTTACTACACCATTCAAACCAACAGATAGAAAGATTCTTCTGTTTCCATCTCATATGCAGCATTATGTTACCCCTGTTCAATCTAATGATGTAAGATACAGCATCGCATTTAACTATATGTTAGATGGTGAGTTTGGTGAGTTCCGTGAAAAGTATGCCAAAAAATACGGTCATGGAACTAATCATTTGACACTCAAATTCTAGTCTCGGGATGACTTAAAAAGCGCCCTGGTCGGGATGGGTCATCGACCCCTCGGGTTTCTTGTTTCCTAAAAACAAGTGGTGCGGATGGGGTAACCCCGCCTGGTTTCCAATTTCCAGACAAAGAATTGGTGGCGAGCAAAGGTGACCTTATGGAAGTTAAAACTGGTATGGAAATGGTTAATTTAGAACCAGATCCTAATTTAAAAGCAACTATAACTGATTTTATCGGCATCTATGATGATGCTGTTCCAGCAGAGTTCTGTCAACGTATGATGGACATTGCTGACAATAGTCATTTTGTGCAAACAAGACAGACTTTTGGTATTCAAGATAGACAACTTGTTCTGGATAGTTTTCATGCCCAGGACGTAAGTGCATTATACCGAAATGCACTAGAACCTTGTCTTCAACATTACATCGCAACTTTTCCATATCTTTCCAGTTTTAACTACGTTAGTAGTGCTGCCCTCCTTCAAATTACCCAACCGAAGGGTGGTGGATATCATATGTTCCATGCAGAAAACATTGATTGGAATGTCAATGACCGAGTTCTTGCATGGATGATATACTTGAATGATGTCGATGCTGGCGAGACAGAGTTTCTTTATCAAGGAATTAGGGTAAGACCTAAGACTGGTAGAGTTGTTCTTTGGCCCGCCAGTTTCACTCATTTACACAGAGGGAATCCCCCTGCAAATGTTAAATATATTATCACAGGTTGGTGGCAGGGTGTGAATGGTCTTCGAGTTACTGATACTGCAGGATCTAGAGAAGGTAATAGTGAATGAGGGTATTAGTTACTGGTCATAAAGGATTTATTGGGTCTAATGTTTATGAGTCTTTGAAAAAGAATCATGAAGTTGTAGGATTAGATTATCCTGATGACATCGGATCTTGGGATAAGTATTCATGGGTATACCAACCTAAGTTTGATATAGTAATTCATCTTGCTGCATTCGCTGCACTTCGAAAAAGTATTTCTAACCCAGATGTTTTCTGGGAAAACAATGTAGTAAAGTCTAAACCAATATTTGATTATTGTAAGGACAACAACATTCGCTGCCTATACGCAAGTTCTGCTGGAGTTTATGAGTGGTGGAGAAATCCATACGTCATGACCAAGAAGGTCAATGAACTCCAAGCGCCAAAGAACAGTGTGGGTATGCGATTTTTTAATGTCTGGGCAGAAGAAGATAGTAGACCAGACATGCTTTACCGAATGTTATTAGAAGGAAAGGCAAAGTATCTGACACGTCACGAAAGAGATTGGGTGCATGTTGATGATGTCGTTTCCGCTATTGAAATATTAATCCATTCGGATTATACTGGCACAGTAGATGTGGGTACAGGAGAAACTACTTCTGTTTTGGATCTCGCAAAATTTCTGGGTGTAGAGGGTCTTCC